ATCGTTAATATTGAGCATTTTAGATTTAGAGTTTTCAATTGTTTTAAGTGGCACTTTCTTACAAGCAATTACAGTACTGAAAAAGCTTTCAATACCTGTATTCATTAGTGAGCCTTTAACTTTAACCATAGTCTCATTCACCATCTCAGATTCATTAAATACGTCTGACGTATGGGCAAGGAAGATAATGTTCTTGTTAGAGTTGGCTACATTCTGTGCCATTAGATTCTTTAAGAATTGTGCATAACTACCCCAAGCTTTCATTGTGTTAGATGAGGTTAATACCTGGGTACTTTCATACATATCCATTAGATAAGTAAGACTGTCAATTATAATAGTATGTATAGAATCATCCTCTTGAACAGAATCTATAGCGTCTGGAACGTCAGTAGGATCTGTAATAGTAAATTCTTTAAATTTAGATTTGAAAGGTAACTTCTTATTGTTTTCACAGTTAAGATACATTACCCCTTCAGGTTTTTTAATATCAACTAAGCTTGCTGATTTACCTGTAGCTGATTTGCCACATAATAGTACTAGATTGTTATTCATTCTGCCTCCTTTGCATTAAGTTTTTTAGAAATAGATATCATTATCTTTGTATCAATTTCTTCTTGTGAGATAGGGTCTCTCATTTTTTCATTAAATTGGATTAGGGTGTATCGAATAGCATCTAGAGGATAATTGTTGTCTACTAACATAAAGCCGTATCTCACTAACATAGTTGCACGATTGCCTACTTCAATACGGTTACAGAACCATCTTTCCATATTATCCATACCTTTAGCATCTAAGATTGCATTAGCCTGTTCGGTAGCTTTCTTAGTTTGTGGAATGAATAATGTGGCATCAAGTAACTGTCCTTTATTGAAGTGATATTCACCAGGGTGTGACATCCACTTACGAGCTATATCTTTTGTAGCTGTATCGCTCTCAAAAGGTAACCAGTTAAATAAGTTTTCCATAAACTTACTGTAATCTTGGGCATTTAGCTTTAAGTAATGTGACAATGGGAATATAACCCTAAATCTGTTTTTATTATCAGTATGACGTTTGGTAGTAGCAAACAAAACTGTGTAATCATCTAATAAAGATTTCGCAGTTTCTAGAGATATACCTCCGTCTACATCAATAATGGCTAGATCAAAGCCTGGTATAGCTTTATCACTAGTCCTATACCCATCAATAAAATGATGAGCTGTATAGTGATAATCTTCAGCACTTACCAATTCAGGTAAGCGAGCAAATGGAACTTTAACAGGTTCAAAACCGGTAGTAATATCAGTACCGTATGAAAGTGTTACGTTTTCCAAGTCTGTTTCTTCTAGGCTTTCACCTGCTAGAAACTCAATATCATCAACATAGGTTTTCTTAATGATAATATTGTTTTTATATCCGTAAGCAATTGCTAGGGATAACATATCTTTCTTTTGAGACTCTGTGCCTTTATAGAAAGGTAATTCTTCGATTAAATCTACCTGAGTAACCTCTTTACCTATGTCAGCAATATATTTAGCTAAACGTACGTATGAGCCTTCTTTGGTCATAATCTTATTAAAGTGAATTCCTGAATCTTCAACAAGTTGAATTGCAGAATCTAAATGTTCTAGCAATATTTCATCGCTGCCATCAATAAATGCATATGCACCTGCTAGCTTTAATGCTTTGTAATATCTATGAGATAGCTCAGCTTTTAAAGTCTCTTGATGGGCTTTCATTTCTGAAGCTCCTTCTTCACATTTTATTTTGTATTTTAATAAGTGAATAGTGTTCTCTTTACTAATGTCTAATACGCGATTGAATTTAGTTAAGGTAGCTAATGAAGCTATCTGATCATGTATCAATTTAGTAGTAGCGCCTACATTATTGTTAGTAAGCGCTTCATATAAGTCTTCTGCTGATTGTTGTTTAACATTATTAATTTGAGCATCATAGCCAAATAGCATTCTTCTGGCATAACCAGTTTCAAGCATTTGTTTGAACTCATCTTCTACTCTACTACCATCTAATAATTTAGTTGGAGTACCAAATAACATCATATTAGTTGGTGTCTTACCGTCAATCTCTTCTGAACGTTTATTTTCAGCAGTATTCTTAGTTAATTTCTGTTTAACTTTACCTACATCGTATAACTCTAGGAAAGTGTTTAACATTTCAGCATTACTAGTAATGTTTGAGCCTACTTCATCTAATTCTAGATTCATAGAGCCTGCACTTGCAAGTAATAGCTTTTGGCGCATTTGTTTAACAGCTGGTGATGTACCACTATCAAAACTAAATGCTAATTTACCTAGGCTATCAAACTCTTTCTCTAAGTCTGATAGAGCTAAGTCATCAGGTATACCATCTCTACGTGCTCTAATAGTAGCAAGTCTTTCTATATTAGCTGCACTTTGTGTAGGAAATACAATTTGTAAAAACTTTTCTTTAAATCCTGAAATAAGTTGTTCTTCAATAATATTAGTTGAGAAACCTTTACCTGCACCTGAAGGCATTAAGTTAATAGCATATGTATTAACAGGAATATCACCTCTATCTTTAGTTTGGATATTAGTACGCATCATAGATGCAACTTTAGAAAAATAGTATGCTACTAGGATCCTAAAGAAGTGCCTATTTTGTGACTGTGTTCTAGCGACTAAGATATCCACGATATCCTCAGATACCGGGAAGTATTTTGGTTCAGACATTGGTTCTCCTAGATTATTTTTCTGCGTATGTAGCTTTCTTATTAATCACTTTACAATAAACACTGCGACTTTTATTAACAGTATATTTATCATTTACGTGATCTTTTAAATCAATAAAAGTTTTAATATTAAAGCTATCACGAGCTCTCCAGATATATCTAATATCTTCTAATTGCTCTGCTGTAAACATATGTGTGTCTCTAGGCTTACGTCCAGTTGCTCTTGTTAATCTTGTTCTTACTGCGTCTACTGGACAATCATTGCCAAATAGAAATTGTTGTATTCTTTCAAATATTTCTTCAAAAATGTTCATAAAACTAATCTCCCTTGATTTACTAAATTACGTGCTTGCTCACAGATATCTGATACTTCACAATATCTACATGCCTTCACTTCCCCTCGTACAGTTAATACTGTACCTACTCCGCCATCATCTAGTAACCTTGAGTTAGCCTCTTCCATAGAGTCAAAATTCTTAGTAGCTCTAGCTGTCTTAGCTGGATTCTTATAATATTTATACTTAGTTTTAGATTCCCATAATTCCTCAGATGTACATTGAGGTAATTCTTCTTGGGGCTTATCTAATAAAGAAGTAATACTTTCTAATTTATCTTTAATGTATTTGTCTGTTTGTTCAACAGGCCATAAAGGGTAAGATTTAGTCATCACTCTAGTTTGAGGATACTTAGGGTCTCTTATTGCTTGTGCGTTAGACCAGTCTGTAAAGATAAATTGAATATCAATCTTATTATCTGTGATTCTGTCAGGTGCTAGCCATTTGTAAATGCTACCCTGCTGTGTGTACTTAAGTGCGTTAGAATCAAAGACATACGTCCATACAGAGGTGCTTTTGTAGTCTGATAACGTACCATCTACTACAAGGTCATATTTCCCTGAAATGATGTAGTCACCTACTTCTGTTTCATGACGTTGTTCTACATATACAGGTATCTCAGTGTCTTTAACGGGCTTATCAGGATTGATAATTGTAATCTCACCTAATTTAGATGTGCCTAAGGCGCTCATTGCTTTAGATACGTTACCTCTATCTGTCCAAGCTTGTTCAGCAATAGCATGTATTGCGGATCCCATACGAGATGGTACCAAGCTCATGATATCTACTTCTTTATCTAATCCTTTATTTTGATAAGATAATACTAAAGCTCTAGTGGGTTTAAGTAAAGATGTAGCACTAATTACATTAGGTCTATCATCATAATCATAGTCATCATGCATTAGCCATACAGCTAATGGTAGTGAAATACCATATGGATTTGTATATTTGAATGACATTTTAAAGATTAAATTTTTTCTTTAAATATTCTGCTTCTTCTAAGGCTTCAACTATAGCATCACCTAGTAGAGTGTGACTTTTCATATTACCAACCTCTTCACGTTCTTTTAATGTTAGTTCAGAAGTACGTAGTAATACTTTGTATCCTGTTGAAAATTTCATAATAGTATATGTTTCTTACAAGAAACCCATAGTGTTCCAGAAAAA